ATACCCAAGCAAGTCCTCGCTCGCTGCGAATGGGGGCATGACGACTACAGCCTGCAGGTGGAGAACCTTCCGAAGGCTCCACCGAAGCCCGGGACGAGTTGGAGACTCCGGAGGTCAAGGCAAAGAGTGATGCGGCCGTGAAGTGGTGCGGCCGCGCATCCGCTCACGCTGCGAGCTACAACGGCAAGGAAGGATTGAGGCTGCGAGTGTGACGTAGGGGTAATTCACTTCCCCTGTTAACGGCGGGAATTGACCCGCGTCTGTGGAGCTCAGGCGAGCCGGGGCAAGAAACGGGCACTGTTGGCTACGGGCAAGATCCAGAGGCCTGTGGTGAAAGCGCGGGTGCCCGACTGGTGTTTGGCTGCCGGCCATAATCCCTTCGAGGAAAGCCGATGGCTGTGAAGCAGGCAACTGACTGCACGTCGGGCGGAAGGGAAGCCGCCTACTCGCTTCTGGGAACGCTGCAGTTTTCCCATTGACAATCTTTCAGTGTTTGCTACTAGGCTTACTCCACAGTTACAAAGGAGGCGGTTATGCCGCGACAGAGCGTTTTGGCGGGTGTGGCGAAGAAAGAGCTCAAGAAGGCCTTTGGCGCGATCGCCAAGGGCAAGGCCACCGTGAGCGCAGTTGCTCAACAGTTCAAGGTGTCGGAGAGTACCGTTCGCTATCACGCGAAGGCTGGCACCTACGCCTGAGCCACAAGTGAGGCGCCGGTCGCCACAACTGGCCGGCGCCTCACTCGGACTGATTGTGATCTGGCAAAAACGCCTACAGGTGCAAACGACAAAAGGCAGCGTGGACAAACGCATCGCTGTGCGCTATCCGCCGCTCGAGGACGATGAGTTCAAAGGCCTGCGCTGTTGCCGCTACACCGCAAAGTCGGAGCGCGAGGCGGGGATCTTTTTGCGCCGGCTTGACCAGGCGGCGCTTGGAGCCGCGCGTTTGAGTCGTGCTTTCGACTTTCTTGAGGAGCTGGACAACTGCCGCACAGGCTCTTGCCAGAAGCTTGTCAACGCCTTGGTTGCCCGAGGGCTGCTGCGATGAAACGGCACGTGTTGGTTGACGGACGCAATCTCCTTTGGCGTTGCAGTTACGTCTTCCGGGATCTGACGTCGCACGGGAAGTCTTCGGGAGCACTCTACGGCTTCTTGGTGACACTGGTGCGTGTGCACACACGCTATGGCGGGCGCGTGTGGATCGCGTGGGAAGGCAAAGGTGAGAACTTCCGCAAGCACCTCTACGATGGCTACAAGGCCAACCGAAGCTCGCCAGAGCTGCTTGCGGTCACGCAAGCCGTACACGCACAGGAGCGGCAAGTGCAGGAGTTTCTAGCCGCCTGCGGCTGCCGGCAGTACAGCGGCGTGCGGTGCGAAGCCGACGACGTGATTGCGACGTTGCTGCACCGCAAGTGCCGGCACGGGGAAGCGCTCATTTACAGCAATGATGCTGATCTTCGGCAGCTCGTGAGCGAGCGCGTGAGCGTGATCGCGGGTAGCTCGAAAGAGGACGTGATCTACGACTCGGCGAGGGTCGTGGCGAAGCACGGGGTGAAGCCTCGGCAAATCCCGGACCTGAAGGCTCTCATGGGCGACGCGAGCGACTGCTACCCCGGCGTGAAGGGCATCGGTCCAAAAACCGCTGCCAAGCTCGTAGTCGAGCTTGGCACCGCGAAAGCGGCAGTCAAAGCCGCGCGCAGGGGGCAGCCTTTGCCCGTGACCGAGCGCTTCCGCGGCTTGCTGGCCAAGTCCGTGGGCGACGTAGCGCTATTTCGGACGCTGTCAGAGACACGTTCTGACGTTACCTTGCTCATGATGCAGCGGCGCCCGTCCGTGGAGAAAGTGCGAAGTCTGCTTAGCTACTGGCGCATGCGCAGTCTTGAGCCGCGCTATCGCGACCTAATGAAGTTGGGTGACTGATGGCGCGCAAGACAAAGACAGCGTTGGCAGCATTGCGGCACGACTGGGAGCACTGCACGCGCTGTTTTCTGGCGCGGACGCGCGAACGCTTGCTGTTCTATCGGGGTAGCCTGACCGCAAAGCTGCTCTTTGTTGGTGACTTACCTGACGACTACGAGGACGCGGAAGGTGAGCTTCACGTAGGGCGCGCAGGGCGTTATCTCGACGAGCTCGTGCGGGGCGCCGGCATCAAGCCAAGCCAGCGGTTGATAGCGAACGTGCTTGGCTGCCGGCCCCCGCACTACCGAACGCCTGCGCTCGAGGAGCTGAAGGCTTGCCGGCCACGTCTGGCCAGCCTAGTTCAGGTCGTGCGGCCTCGGGCAATTGTGCTCGTGGGGAACGTTGCAGCCGAAGCGTTGGCGGGTGTGCGCCACGTGAGCTGCGTGCATGGTCAGCAAGTGACGGTCACGCTGGCTACGGGAAGGAGCCCGAAAGTCTACCCGGCAGTGCCGGTATACCATCCGAACTACTTGCTGCACTCGGGGAAGCCTTTGGACTTGCGGCGGGAAGCAATTTCGGACTTGCGGGCAGCCTTCCGGCTCGCCTACTACTAGGATCAGACTGCTGGCGGCGCGCGTTCTTGGCACCTCCCCCTCAGACAAGAGCGCGCGTCGTCGGCCACGGCAGGTGGCGTATGCAACGGCAAAGCGTGAAGAGTTCCAACCTGGCTTCTGTAGGCTACGACGCTCTCACCTCCACGCTCGAGGTGGAGTTTCACGGCGGCCACGTGTACCGCTTCCGCGGCGTGCCTGAGCACGCGCACAAAGCTCTGGTGCAGGCCAAGTCTATCGGCCGAGCCTTCGCGCAGAACATCCGACCCGTGTATAGCGGACAACTTCTACGACCAGAGCCGCGAAAAGACGCCGAAGCTGTCAAAGCCCCTGCGGCTCCAGCGCAGCCCGTCAAGCAGGGGCGTGTGATCTTCATGGGGCGTGTTGTGAAAGACCCGCAGCCGTGAGACATCAAAAGCAGCTTGACCTTCTGCGTGAGCGCTTTGCAGCTCTGCAAAGGGAGACGCCCTCGCCCTTGCGCGTACTCTTCGTGTGGCAAGAAAAGCGGTTCAACGTTTTCCGAGGCGTCTATCAAGACTGCCGAGCTTTTGTGCGTTACGACGTCAGGGCTTGGCGTTGGTCTATCAGTAGGTCAGGAAAGCAGCTAGAGACGGGCTGGTGCACAGAGGTTCGCACCGCAAAGCTGCGCTGCCAGCGCGCTTTACGCCGCGTTGTGGCAGCCCTTGACAGAACTGCTAATTTAAGTAGTATCGCAAGCGATGAAAAGCCGACCTGTAAAGCGGATCCCGAAGGCCGACGAGTACCGCACGGTTCTTCGGCTACCTTTGCCCTTTGCGATCCGTCTGAAGCACCTCCTCCGAAAGCTGAACAAAGGCAGACACTCGACTGACACGTTGTCCCTGAACAGCGCGGTTCAACTCGTACTGCAAGTCTGGCTGGACAATGAGCGGGCCTGAGCCGGTAGCGGACCTCTCGAGCGCCTGGGCGATCCAGGCCTTGACTCTGCCGGCCGATTTGCTCGACTTCATCGCTGAAGCTCCGAGTGAGGCGCTAGCTGCTACGGCTTGGAAGGCGCTGCTCCCCTCGGTGAAGTCTCTCTGGCGTAAGCGGCTCCAAGAAGTACACCCCGACCACGGGGGCAGTGCCGAGCTCTTCGATCAAGTTCAGCGCGCCTGGGATCTTGTTCAGCACGAGCTTTTTGCGGTAGCCTACTGGACAGCACGTCAGCGAGAAGGCTCGAATGTGAGTCCTCCTTGTTTGGGGGCCTTCTCGCTGCGTGACCCACCCTTCTTGAGGAGGTAGCCGTGGCGTTATTGGCACAGTTGTCGTTGAATGTGGCGATCTACGGAGACACAGCGAAAGAGAGCAACCGCTTCAGCTTGAAGGTGTCAGATCGCACGCTGGACCAGTTCACGCTGGAAGCAAGTGCGCGTGTTCAGCTCGCTGCGGGAGCTTCTGACATCGCGATGTGTGTTGGATCGCTGACCTCCGGTCAACTGCTGTGCCTCAAGAGCGAGCGGGCTTTCACTGTCAAGCTCAACGGCATAGGAACCACAGCGATCAAGGTGACGCCGCGCACGAATTCGACCGATGGCGTGGTGGTGCCCGCCATTTTCGTGCTCATGACGGACACAATCACGTCCGTACACCTGGGCAACTCCGGGTCTGAAGCAATCACCGTAGACTACGGCCTTGCAGGTGTTTGATGTCGCTTGTCGTTGTGGCCAAAGCCTGGGAGCCCATATGCGGGGCGTGCAAGACGCTCTACGGGCACACGTGTTGCGAGTTAGCGCTTGACGAAGGGCTGCAAACACCGCTCACCTGGAGTGAGGCGCGTCGCATCGCTCGCTGGGTGGTAAAGCCGTTCGAGGTGGCCGTGACTGTGCAGCACCTCGGTGTGGCAACACGGCAGCGATATCACCGCGAGACACCGTTTGGCAGCCTGGTGAAGAGCGGCATAGGCCTGTTCTTGCCGCTCACTGAGCAGCGTCAGTGCGTCTACCTCGGGAAGTCGGGTTGCACGATTGTGGCGGCCAAGCCGCACATTTGCGCGATGTACCCTTTCAGCTTCTCGAACGCAGGCTGGACGTTCGACGCTGGGGCGTGTGGCACAGGCGCGTGCCTGGCACACGACTCGTCTTTGGGGGACGTGGCCAAAGCGATGGCGCTGTTCGGCTTGGCAGAAGGTCAGTTGGATCGTATCTACCGGCGGTGGCAGAGCGATTTAGGTTTGCATGCAATGCAGCTTGCACAGTGGAGGAAGCGGGGCCAGCGTGATCAAGAGCGTATCCATACGCCGGGTGCATAAGAACGGCTGGAATCCGAACTACATGGCTCCTCGTATGTACGAGAAGCTCAAAGCTGGCTTGTCTCGACTGGCGAAGGAGACGGCCAAGCTTCCGCCGATTGTTGTTCGGCCACACCCGAAGAGGCGGCGGCATTATGAGATCATCGACGGCTACCATCGTCGGAAGGCTCTGAAAGAGCTAGGCGCCAAGAAGATCCAAGTTTTCGTCTTGGACGTCGCCGAAGAGTCGGCTCGGATCCTGACGAACACGTTGAACTACGTGCATGGGCAGGCGGACCAGGAGAAGTATGCCGAGGGGGTCGCAGAGCTGCTCGCGCAAGGCGTGTCGCGCAAGACGCTTGAGGAGTTGTTGCCCGAGACGCCGGAAGACCTCGACGTCTTGATCGAGTCTGCTTCTCTGTCGGTGAAGGCTTGGGAGAAGCTCAAGGACGACTACGAGAACGAGCAAGACGAAGATGCCAAGGATCGCGAAAAGACCGATGCGGATGTCTTCGTCGAGCTGAAGTTTCGGGTGTCCGCGGCGCAGGCTCAAGTGATCGAGGCTGAAATCCGGCGGATTGGCCTGGTGCTCACCGGCAAGAACAAGCGTGGACGCGCTCTCGAGTTCATGGCGGCCATGTCTGGCACCACAACAATCCCCGAAGAGGCGCAGGCGTGAGCGAAGCCTTACCGCGTTTGCTGTGTGTGCATGCCGGCCCGGTACGAGCCGTGACCTGCAAGCAGGATGCTTGTTCCGACTGCCGTTACCAGAAGATTTGCATGGGCTGTACGTGTCCGCCGGATAGCCTGCAGCGGACATGCCACATGCTATGCGATGCTTGCGGCGGGGGCATGCAAGCACGCTTGGCGGGCGCGAAGGTGCTCGCTGTTTGCAGCCGGTCGCCGTTCAAAGATCTGCTTGCCGACTTGGTGCAGCAGGATCACTACCACTTCCACAGCCGGCCTTTGCTGCACTACGATCAGAAAGGCGTGGTTATGCACCATGGCCTCTTCAGTGACAGCAGTGATCACGAGCTCTTTCCAAAAGAGACGCAGGTTGTGGGCGTCAACCTGAAGAATGTCTGGACTGCGCGTGGTTGGCATAGTCGAGATATGCGTGACTACTTGCGTATCCCGAAACGCGCCAAGCTGATTCTGTTCACTTGCACTTACGATCCTTTGCTTGAGGCGGCGTGGAACAAGAGCGTGCATACGACAGACTTTGCCAAGCTCGGTTTTGACGCTTGGGAGGTCTACGAGTTGTCGAACTACGGGGACTACTCAAGCTTCTACAACTTGTGGATGGGCAAGCGCATGCTGCAGGCGGGTGAAGAGAGCAAGTCGTGGTTTGCGCAGGCTCCACCTAACAGTATCAAAGGCTCGGCAAAGGCGCTGCGACCTTGGACCAAGTGGGCGGCAGCGGTGCCGCAAATGACCGTACAGTGGCAGTTTGTGTCAGTGCGTGATCCAGGTCGTTGGAAGGCGGCGGTGGCGTCATTGCGGGTGCTGCTGCGCGAGTACATGCCAGGGATCAAAGCACTGTGGTTCCAAGGCGTCGCTACTGCTGCGCAGGTCTTCAACTTGCAGCGGGCCTTTCCTGAGCTGGACTGTTACTTTCTTTCCTCGAGTCCTTGGGTCAGGGCCTTTCGTCGTAAAGAGTATACCGCAGAGGGCACCTATCGAGCCTCTGACCGCGACCGCTTGGACCTTCTCTTGCACAACCAAACGAACTATGCGACGCTGGTTGCCGACGCAATTTGCGCGTCGCGCCAGTCTGCAGGAGGACCCAATGCCTTGGGTAGCAAAAGACAAAAAGAAGTACAGCAAAGCTCGAAAGGGGCGAGGCAAAGAGGGTGCAGCGCGAACAGGAACGGAACGCGCAGGGCGCGGTAGCGCGGGATCGGCACGTACAGGTCGCCCGCCTGTCCCAGGAACAAAACGCACACCCAGGTACTAGATGTCCGTCTTTCACGAGATCATCATGCGCGTGCAGCAGCAGGAGCTGGACAAAGAAGAAGCACGCATCAAAGCTGAGCGCGATAAGCGCCGCCTCTTGCGTCTGCAAGAAAGCGGCAAGCAGTCACTCACGGCAGGCGAGCTGTTAGCTAAGCTCGCAGGCGCGGTGGAAGAAGATCCCGTTTTGGCAAATCCTCAAGGAGAGGCCAGTCATGTCCCAATCAAACCCGCCGGCGGAGGATTCCCGCCCCCTCCGACAGAGCGAAGTTCGACCGGCAGTTGAATACACGTGCTCGCGTTGCGGCTCGGTCTACCTGAGCCGCCATAGCGGCAGCCCCTGTCAGCACTGCACGACGTTGACAGGACAGGTGCAGAAGGGCGATAGCGAATATACGCGCAAGGTGTTAGACGACAACGACTTGATCAAGTGAGGCGAGCATGCCAGTGCCAGTGCAGGGGATCTCCATCACAGACTTGTTGCGGAAGGCAGAAGACCCGGTTGAGGATCCACGCATTGCCGTGCTGCGCGGCGTGCCTGCGTTCGAGGACGAAGCTTGCAACTGGCTCACTGATCAGCTTCTGAAGCGTCTGCGCGCGACGCAGCCGGAAGCACAGATTGCGGACATCGGCTTGAGCAATCTGCGTATCCTGAGTGGCGTGTCCAACGACCCAGACGATACGGCCTTCTCACCGCAGGATCAGTTTCCGATCGTGCTTGACGCACTACAGCATGCCGACCTTGTGCTGGTCGCCACGCACACGCGACTCGGTTTGCCGAACGCCGACGTGGTGCGTGTTCTCGAGCGCCTGGATGCTCTGGCGGCTAAACGGCCAGAGGCAGAACACCTGCAGTCCTTGGTTGACCGGACTGCGCTGTGCGTGCTCGCAACGGGGGAGCAAGACGCCCTCCCGGCAGGCGAGCAACTTGCGAGCGCCTTTCTTCGTCTCGGTTTCACGCCTCTGCGACGTGGCGTGGTCACCTGGAACGCCTACCAAGGCGACGTGTTCAAATCGCGCGAGTGCGCTGCAGTGCTCGACGAGTTGAGCAGAGCGGCGACTCAGTTTCTGCAAAATCGAAAGTAGGAGCAAACCATGTCCAAGCTTGTTCTGTCGATTGGAGCGCACGAGAAAGACATCGACCTCAAGAAGAAGAGGCGCGCGGTGAAGAAGTCGATCTACAGCGTTGGCGACGACTGGGCCAGCAAGTTCTGTGGCACGTCCTATTACGCGGACGCGCTACAGGTACAGCGACAGAAAGTCGAGCTGGATCACCTGTCGGACGCTCTCAGCTACAAGTACGGCTACGACAAGCTGCAGACGATGTCGCCTATTACGCGTGCTAAGGCGCAAGCCAAGCGAGAGCTCGACCAAAAGCGCCTGGACCAGAAGCGCCGCGACCTCGAACAGCAGGTGCACGCCTTGGAGCTCAAGAGGATCGACGAGCGGATCCGAAGTGAGCGCGCTTCGGCGAAGCAGCGAAAAGCGGAGGTTGCGACGCCTGTGGGCAAAGGGCTCAGCGCAATCCTTAGACCGCTGAAGAAGTTGTCGAGCTTGGCAGATCCGCAATCGCCTCAGAAGCTCGCGCGTCCTGATCGGTACAGCACGCTCAAGATGCGTAAACAGGGCCAGCGCAGCGGCTTCTCCTACTCGACAGTCAAGGGCGAGGAGCCCGAGGTCGAGAAAGGCTTGAGCTTCAGCGACGGTGAGCAGCCGCAAGCAAAGGCCGCGCATGGCACGTATGCGATCAAATTGCAGAAGCAGCACCACTATCTGAGCTACACGCCGACGAAGGGCTACAGCCGCGTGCTGGGGCGCTACCCTTCATACGCGAAAGCCAAGAAGACCGCCGAGGTGCACAGCCAGAACGTGCAGGCTCGGCAAGGCGTGCAGAAGTCGGACAACTCGCCGGACATCGACATCGACGCGGGGCGCGCGGGCGTGGCGGACTACGGTGAAGGCCAGGTGGCCATGCGCGTGGCGCCGAACCAGAAGTGCTCAGGCTGCACGCACTACGACAACAACTTGTCCACGTGCCAGAAGGGTATGATCCCGGTGGTGTGCGGTGACGGCACGTACCCGGAGATCGGCTACGCCCCCGTGGCAGGCAATCGAATCGCGGCGAAGAACTGGATGCAGCTCCACGCCGACGCTGTGGTGACCTCCGTGCAAGCGCCGGATCAAGGCTACACAGCCGGTGAGGTGCCCTTCCGCGTGGACGTGCTCGGACACAGCACGCTGTCGCTTGCGGAGCGCATGACGCTCCTGAAGGGGCTCACGCCGGAAAAGGCGCGCAAGATCCTGCATGACAAGGAAGTGCACGGGAAGCCCCTCACCGACCGCCAGCGGCGCTACTTCGGCGCCGCGGCACACGGCGCGGCGCGCAAGAGCGCGACCGAGAGCGACGCCGCGGCCTTGTCGGCGGTGCTGGACTTCAGCGTGTTGCCACCTCGGGACGAGCAAGGCGGGCCGACCTCGCGGTTGGAGTCTTTCGCCGATGCGATGGGCACCACGGTAGACGTCGTGCGCTCGATCGCGTCGCGGCTTGGCGATCGGCAAGAGTTCCTGAAATTCATGAAAGCCAAGCTGCCCGACATCATGCTGACACAAGGCCTCGACGAGGCGGGTGTGGGGCGGCTGTTCACAGCCGCGACGAAGTCGGTCAAGAGCCTGAGCGCGATGGAGTGGGAGCTGTGGAAGGGTTTGGACTTCGGCACAGACGTCGAGGATGGGACGCTGGCGCGCGCCATTGCCGAGAGAGGCCTGCTGGACCCCCAGACCCTCTATCGAGACTCCATCGTGACTCCCGCGGCGCCTGTGGCAGCCCTGGCGGCGCCTGAGCCCCTTCAGCCTACGCAGCAAGTGCCTGTGGCGGGCTTCGTCGGTGGCAACCTGCACCTCGCCGATAGCTTCTCGCACCGGAGGTAGCCGTGCGGACAGTAACTGACTTGATGTTCAGTGGCTCCGCTGAGCCGTCGCCGGCCTCGGTTTCGGCCCCGACTACGGCGGCGCCGCTCGGCGAGGTCTACAAAGGCGCGACGCCGCCCAACGATGGTGGCAACTGGCTGCCGAAGAGCTGGTTCACCGATCCGTTCGCGCTGCTCGACAGCTTGGGGCTCGGATACAAGGCGAGCCCAAGCGGGCTCAGCTATGACACGTTGCGGTCGATGGCTGAGAACAACACGATCATCGCGTCCATCGTGCAGACGAGAATCGGACAAATCTCGAGCTTCAACCGGCCACAGCCCAATAAATACTCGGTTGGCTACAAGGTTCGGCACCTCGACGACAAGCGCCGACTGCGCTCGTTTGAGAGAGACCGGATCAAAGAACTCGAGCACTTCATCCTGCACTGCGGTTTCGACGACAATCTCGACCGAGATTCGTTCGACACTTACGTGAAGAAGATAGTGCGTGATCGTTTGTACTACGATCAAATGACTACGGAAGTGGTGCTTACAGCGGGTAGACGACCGCACAGCTTCTTCGCTGTGCCTGCAAGCACGATCCGGCTAGCCTCGCCTCGAAAGCGAAAAGGCACGCCGATGACCGTGAGCGAGACGCGGGACGGTGTGAAGTTCATCCAAATCATCGACGGCGTGATCGTCAATCAATACACCGCGCATGAAATGGCTTTCAGCATCGCAAATCCACGCACTGATTTGCGGTCTTTCAACTACGGCTATTCAGAGCTCGAAATGCTTATCAAGACGGTCACAGCGCATTTGTGGGCAGAGGAGTGGAACCGACGACTCTTCACACAAGGCAGTATGACCAAAGGCATCCTCAACCTGCGGGGGAACATTCCGCCGCAACAGTTGGAGTCCTTCAAACGGAACTGGCTTTGCGCGCCAGGCAGTGCGCGCATTTACACACGGCACGGTGCTGAGACGCTTAGCGGTGTCATGGCTAAACAACAGTGTCTGGAGGCCACGGGCTCGGGCGTAGTGCTCTCTGGCACAGAGCCTGTCGAGGTTTGGGACGGGCAGGAATGGGTGCAGGCCACCGTACACAAGGTTGGGAAGCGCCGGATGGCAAAACTGCATCTTGTCACAGGCGAGACAGAAGTAGCGGGAACAGAGCACCGCTTCTTGGTAGCGGGCTCAGACGGCGCTGTGTGGAAGAAGCTGCGAGACTTGACGCCCGCTGACTGGGTGATGCTCTCTGCCACGCCTCTGGACGCAGGTACAGAACGGTCTTTGCATGTGACGTGTCGAGATCCACGCGCTGTGCCTGTCCACATCGATCGTATAGGCGCAGACTTGTGGGAAGTGTTGGGGTGGTTGACGGGTGACGGCTGCATTCCCGGGACAGGTCGTAGTTCCGTGGTGCTGTGGTTCTACCACGCCGCGCGAGAAGCCTCGATCGCGCGAAAGCATCTTCGGATTCTGCGTCGCTACGGTCTACCCGCCAAACTGAAAACAGTGAAGCGCCCAAATCCGAAGCACGCAGCGAAGATTGAGATCAGGGTGTGCCAAAAAGCGTTGCGCGAGGCACTCAGCCAGCTCGGCTTTGGTACAGCTCACGGCTGGAAAGGCTCGCCTGAGAAGACGATTCCCGAGGCGATCTTCACAGAGACGCTCGAGAATCGGCGAGCCTTCGTGCGAGGTCTCTTTTCAGCGGACGGAGGAAAGCACACTTTCAAGCTGCAGGCAGCGCAGCTACTACTGGCTGCGAAGTCGGATGGCGTGCGTTGTCCCGTGCAGAAATTGCTGGCGACCCTCGGTCTGGCCTCAAGACACCACGTTACGCCCAAGAAGGGGCTTCTTTACGTTCAGGACCCCGACAGGTTTGTTCGTGAGGTAGGCTTCATTCAGGGTTATAAGAACAGCCTCGGCAAGCGTAAGAGGTGCTTTCAACGTGCCGACGCCTTGGCGCCAGCTTACACGGCCTGGGTGGCCAAGCAGCTTCGGCAAAGTCCAGGCTGGAGCAAATTCACACGCGCTGAGCAGGTGCAAACGAACGCTTGGAGTCGAGGCTCCTCGGCAAGATCCCGTTTGCTCGTCAAGAGTCTTGTCGAAAAGGCGGGCTTGCATATACCCGATTTGGAGCTGCGCCAGTGTCAAGTGAAGGGCGTCACGCCTACCTTCATGGAAGAGGCTTATGACCTCACCGTGCAGACCACGTCACACCGCTATGTTCTTGACGGCTTTGTTACGCACAATTCCCAAATTAGCGGTGTTTCAAACGCTTGGCGAACGCCGATCATCAACTCGAACGAAGAGGTCCAGTGGATCGACCTGCAGCCGAACAATGACGATATGGGGTTCGAGGCGTGGATGAACTATCTGGTGAAGGTCGCCTGCGCCTGTTACCTCATTGATCCGTCTGAGATCAATTTCGACATGCGCGCGGGTGTCGCGCAAAAACCGATGTTCATGTCCACCAACGAGGCGCAGCAGAAGCTATCGCAAGACAAAGGCCTGCGACCTTTGCTGCGTCACGTGGAAGGCCACATCAACCGGCACCTGATTCGCTACTACGATCCCAGTTACGTCTGGGAATACGTCGGCGTTGACGCAAAAACCGAGGCAGAAGCAATTGACCTGCGCCTGAAAGAGCTCACCTCGTACAAGACGCTCAACGAAGTGCGTGAACAAGAGCAGCTCCCGCCCGTGCCCTACGGCGACGTGGTGCCGAACCCGAGCTATATCGGCTACCGCAGTCAGCAGGAGCTGATGCTGGCGCAGCAACAGCAGCCACAAGCACCGGACGGGCAGCAGCAACAGGGCGTGCCGGGTTTCCCCGGCGGCTCGGCGCCCGCTGTGGACCAAGAACCGGAAGAGCGCGCGGTAGGTGACGATCTGCGTTACCATCTGGACGAGTCAGACAAGCGCGTTAAGCGCCGAGTCCAGGATCGCTACAGGCAGCCCAGCGAAACGGAAGATTGGGAAAGCACGTTCAACGCAGCACTGAGCCGTCACGACATCAAGAAAGCGCAGGCTCCCTTCCATGACCTCGTTGCGTGAGCCACAACTTGTGTTGCGGTCATTGCGTGAGCCACAACTTGTGCTGCGGTCGCTTCTCACGCACGATCCGCTGCGTGACAAGAGCTACGCGCACGTGATCAGCGTGCGCACGGATCCCGTGACTGGAAAGCAAAGCCGAACACGAGGACGCCAGCACAGACGCCAGAACCTCGATACACCCGGCTGGATCGAGGCCTGCAACATAGCGCTGCTGGAAGCTGCGCAAAAGGCGGGTGCGGCGGTGGGCACAGAAAAGGCGTGGCTCGAGGATCGCAGCCTTGCGCTTGTTGATCCCCGCAAGGTGCTGCACAGGTCGGACATCAACCAGTGGCTGCACAGCTATGGGCACGCGGCTTTCGCTTTGGGGATCCACCTTCCCGGGCCCAAAGGCGAGACGATTGCCACGCCGCACGAGCTGCCTCGTCGAGACTTCCCCGAGTCGCGCATGGGCAAAGCGCTCGTTATCAAAGCGGGCGTGACAGGCATGAAGCACGCGAAAGCTCGTGAGCACCAGTGGGGCGCGCACGGCGCTCTGATCTCTGCCGACACGCGCTTCTATCCTCGGCACGGCGGGGTGCGCTACTTGAGCGCGACCGAGCAAGGACGTGTTGGGCGCCTGCTCGCGAAGTACGCGGCACGCGGGCTCCCCGTGGAGTACAGGTCACCGGCTACGGGACGAGGACTGCTTGCGACGCATGCCCCGGGGCTGCTCGTGGTGCAACACGCACCCGCGGTAGCGCGAGAGGCGCAGCCGGGCGCCGCCGACGTCTTTGAAGTGCTCCGCGAAAGCGTGCGGCACTGGTCGAAACCCAAGACGGATCGCTACGCGTTGTCTGACGAGGACGCTAAGGCGGTGCAGGCGCTACCGCGCGAAGACCTCGGGTTTGATCCTCGCGAGAAGCCTGTGAGCTATCTGGTCTCTTTGGGCTGGGACGAGCAGGGCCCCGAGGGCAACCGTTTCTCGAAAGAGGAGACCGCGTGCTTGCTGTTCGAGTTCGAGTCCTTCATGACACGCCAGGTCAAAAGCGTCACGGCAAAGTACCTGGGCGCCAACAAGCATTCCAAACAAGCGTTACACCGTCGCGAGCTAGGCGGCCGTTTGAAGAGTGACGCTGTTGCGTACATCCTCGAGCATGCACGGCGGTGGACGATCGCTGCTCGCGGTGTCCCTTCGCGAGGCAGCAACTTCGTCCGCTTCGTGCTCGGCACGCTTCCGAAGGAGCTGGAAGGTCGAGCTCTGGAGTTTCTGCGCGAACAGCGCGAGACGCGGGCCTACGCAGAGGAGCTAGAGACAGCATCAGGCGCAGGTAGCGTATCCGCGCTCTCGGGCACGCACTTCGAGTCGCCCGAACAGTACACGTATCGGCAAGAGCTCGGTCGGCAAGTCGAACAGCTCTGGGAGCAGCACCTTACGCCGATCGAGCACGTGATCGTAATGTCGCGGCTCAACATCGTTGATCCTCAAACTGAGGGCGTTTACGCCTCAACGCTAACAACACCCCAAGGCGAGAAGATCGCGCTGGCTGCGATCAAGCCGTGGGCGGCAGTACGCAACGACGTTTTGGAAGCGCTGGCGAAGCTGCCCGCTGCGGCGCCGACGCGCGAAGCTTCTGTGCTTGCCGTGTCGCGCATGACCGACAAGCAGCTCGACAAGCTCTTTCAAAGAGCGCTCACAAAACTGCGAACTCGCTACGGCAAGACGACAACCCCGAGCGAACAGGCCGCCGTGCAGGACGTAGCGCAAACCGAACACAAGCTCCTGGCCGAGTGGGCAACACTGCAGAGGTCTTACTACGAGGGCGTCCGTTATGCGGCTTGGGATCCGGCGGCGCAGTACGGAAAGCTCGCAGTTTCCCGGAGTCAGAGGAAGCCTTCACTCTGCAAAGGCTTCGTGATACCGCAAGCGAGACAAGCGTTTGCTGATCTCCTGGCCGAATACCGGCTGTGGATCTGGAACGGGTTTTGATTCATGGCAGTGCGGATTGATCCTGGCGGCGAAGCTGGACAGAGCGAGCGGCTGATCTCCTCTGGCGGCAATGTCTTCTCGCTTACGGAGGAGCGCACGAAGATCGGTGTTGCAACGCGAGGTCGCGGCTACTGGACGGGTCGGCGACGCCACAGCAGCGATGACCCTGACGTGGACAACCCGACTGCTTGGGGCGCGAACGCGCACGAGCCTATGCCCGACAAGAATGACGGTTTCGAGGATGACGTGGATCCGCAACTAGCGATGCGCATGGGCGCGAGCATGCGGCACGTGACACGAGCTCAGCTCAAGCAAGCCAAAGAGATTATCGAGGCTGCGATGGGGTCGCCCGCGAACAAAGGGCTGACCCGCGGAGTGGTGAAAGTGGATCTTCTGCTGCAGAACCCTGACAACTTGACCCCCGAGGATCTCGTAAAGGCAGCCTCGGTGGTGACCTTCCTCTTCGATACAACGCGCAATGACCACGAAAAGAGCGTGCTGCGTGACTACGCTGATCGCTTGGCGGCAGCGTTGCGCAAGGCTCTGCCGCAGCCTCGAGATCCTGACAAGAAGGATTCCAAGCCTGTGAAGCATGGCGCCCAAAAAGCGCAAGAAACCAAGGTCAACTCGAAAGGCAAGGTGGCCTACAAGTACCCCAAGAAAGGCGACGGCAAAGGGCCGAACTCGGATCGTGGCGGGAGCGAGAAGAAAGCAAAGCCGCCCGTCACACCAGCGGAGCAAGCCGCGAACCAAGACGAGCTCGCGGTAACGCCGCCTGTACCGATTGATCCAAGGCCGTTCGCAAAAGTGATCGGCGTGAGCACCAAGGAGCTGACGGCGTTCGCACAGCAGAAAACGCAGCAGCAATTTGTTGACTTCTTCGTGCGACACGCTAAGCTGGTCAAGAAACATGGCGTGTCGGCAGCCTTTCTGACACGCCTGTATGACGCACTGACCCAATCTTCCTCCAAACTGCTAGCGGCGGCGCCGGCTCAACCGGCGCCGACACAACAGTCCGGTCCTACGCCACAGTCACCAGCGCAGTACGGGAAGTCGCCTCGTCGGCAAGCGGACGCTTTTCCTGCGAGCAAGGCAATCGTGGTGTTCCGTGGGGCGACGCTAGACGGCAGACTACTCGCGTTGATGAACTTGCTCAAAAGTCACAGGGCTGAAACGGTGGAGGACGTGCGCAAGTGCCTGCAAGCGCACTTCGCTTGCACTGAGCACCACAGCGTTGACTTGACACGCACACTACTGCGAAAACTTGAGCACGGCGGGCTTGTGACGCTCTATCCGCCGAAGGAGCCCGCACGTGACAAAAAAGCGTGAGCAGATCCCAGGTGGTCGTGCTGTGGGCAAGAGGCCGGCTGACTACGACAAGCGCGCGTTGAAGCAGGGCACGAAAGTCGAAATGGAGCATACGACTGACGCGGACGTCGCACGCGAGATCGCCATGGATCACCTGGAAGAACATCCCGGGTACTACGCGAAGCTCAAGGTCATGGAGCACGGCCTGGAACGAGAGAAGAAGACACGCAAGGCTTGCGACGAATGCTCAACGCTGCACGACGTGTCTTTCGGATCGCAGGTGAAGCGTCAGATTCCCAAAAAGTTTCGTAAGAGCAAGGAGAACCCCGTGAGTGACTTCAACGATTTCTTCAAAGCCGCAAGACAGAGCAAGTCCGAGAATCCGCCTTGGGCAAAGCCGGGCGAGCGTGTCAACCGCGGGCCAGGTCGAGCCGCTGACTGCGGCATTCATCGGAGAGTCACACCAAGCATCGACGTCAGTGGGGGCGTGCCCGCGCACTTGATAGCGCCTACCAGCAGGCAGATTGATCGCGCGGAAGCTCTCCACCGAATGGCCACGACCAAGCCGAAGGCGAGCGGAGAAAAGAGCCTTGGTGACTTCAGCGACTTCTTCAAGGCGTCGAAGAAGGAAGTGAAGCACCCCGGCGAGAAGGGCGGGAAGTTCTACTACGACAGCAAGGGCAAGGTCCACTACGGCGTGAAGCCTATGCAGGCTGCCAAGACTCAGAAGAAGGACGAGAAGCCGCCCAAGAGCCTACGACCGCGCTGGTACGTCGGGCACGCTAAAGGAGGAGTGAAGACGCCTTTCAAAGCGAGCAAGACGCCTACGCAGAAAACGCACGGCCACCTCTACATGGCGGTCACAGGACCGTTCAAGACGGGCCGAGGGGCGCACACGTGGGCACACGCGCCAGTGGGCATGACGCAGACACACGCCGAAAACGCTGCCAAGCAGCAGGCCTCGCTGCGAGCCAAGAAGAGCACGGCGGCTGAGAATACGCTCGCCAAAGGCTATTTCGCGCATGGGATGTACGAGAACGTTTGGGGCTACCAAAACAGCCTCGGCGGTTTGCAATAGAACCACAAACGCACTGCACAGGAGACGTATATGCACGACCGTGAAGCATTCGAGGATGACGAGCTTGAGGATGAAATCGACGAGGAGATCGACGAGGCTGACGTGTCAGAAGATCAGGCAGACAAGGCGCTGATCACGGGTGTGGACACCAGCCCGCCCAAGAGAATGCGAGAGCGCTCCAACTTTCTCAGCAGCGCTCACGAAGCGCGTCAAGCGCGGTTACACCCACCAACCGCAGGGTCCACAGCAAAGCGAGTCGGCGTGAAGACGGCCTTCAAGCCGATCGGCGGCGGCGAGGAGACCAAGAGAGCGTCTCTCACGTGCCCACACTGCGAGGGCGAGATCAGCGCGGAGTACCTCAACAAGGCGCTCGAGCTGGAAGACGACATGGAGAAAGCTGTTCGGGGTCCGACAAACTACCTCGGCAACAAGGCTGATCCGACAGCCGGCACGAAGGTCAGCAAGCGCAAGTTCCGTCACAGCAACCGCGGGAAGGGCACAGGCCAGGCGGTGCACCGTCACCAGACGCCAACGAACCCGACCACGGAAAAGAGCTTCCGGCTGCCGGTGTTCGTCGGTGAGCCGTGCCTGGTCGAGTACACGACAGGTGCCGACGAGGCGATCGCGAAATCCATCGAGCAGAACGAAAACCACATTCCGCCTGCTCGCAATCTGTACCTCGAGCAAGCTGCGGCGCGCGGGGAGTAAGCTTGTCGTCGGATCACGGCCATAGGCACGAGCGCTCAACCCCTTACATCGAAGAGGTGCAAGGGCGTGTGCTGCGATCCTATGTTCGCATGCTGACGGATTTGAACAAGTCCCTGGTGCGCGTGTTCCAACGAGCGCGAGGTTTGCACAAGAGTGTTTCGCTAGGTTTGCTGCCGGGCGGTGACTTGACGGGTCTCACAGCCTCCACTTTGAACAAAGCGGCCCCGTCCGGCAGCAAAAAACCTCACATCCACCATCCGGGCTCTCGTGGGGGAAAGTGGTATCGCGACGAGCGTGGAAATGTGCGCTACGGCACAAAGCCGTTTGGCCGATATCAGCACGAGGTGTCGCCCACGGAGACCTCGCTGCTGCATGAGCACCTCGATGCTGTGGTGTCCGGGATCTTCAATAACCCGCTAAACGAGCTCGCTGACGAGCTAGGCGTAAGCTCGGGCGAACTGGCGTCATTGCAGAATGCCGTGTCGATAGCACACGCGCGTGGGCAGAGCGTGCGCGATACGTGGATCCAGCTCTACTGCGGCGGCGAGTCGCAGGGCGGGCCCGTCACGCCGCAGTGCCAGAAGAAGGCTGAAAACGCCTACAACGAAATGGTTGAGGCGTACCACGTAACCGCGCAAAGCCCGAAGTGGAAGCGCCGAGCGCAGAGCGTGCTCGAAGCAGAGCGCCGCGAGACGATCGCGACTCTCGACAAAGCCGAGAGACAGCAGAAGGTCATTGCGGGGCAGTTCGCCACGCTCATGTCGGGCGATCTCGAGCATGAGGCGATCAAGCAGCTTGCGATCGCGCACGACCTGGGCTTGTTTGTGCTCCCGACCACAGAAGCTCAGGCTATGGCGTACACAAGCAGCCACGCTGAAGCCCGGGACTTGATCGGTCGTGTGCGTGTAGACACTGACCGTTTCGGATCGATTCTGCGGCACGTGGACGCGATGTCGCTGGAGCAGCAGGCAGTTTGGTGCACGGTCGCCATGCTTGCGGACGAGCAAGACTTACAGCGGCAGAGCCCCGAGTTTGATCGCGGGGACTTCTGGGCCAACGCAGAGGGACATCGCAGCTTTCGCCGGCTCGAGGCCTGGCAGCGAGACGCGGGTCAGCTCTTCTCGGATGCCGAGTGGCAGCACGTAAGAGAGCGCGTCGCAGCCAGCGCACACAAAGTCTCGGACAACATCGCCGCCTTCAACGCGGATCAAGGCGGCGACGTCTTCGAGGCACTGTTTCATGGCACCACAAACCTCACTGACTTGTTCCGAGACCCCGAGGCGCTTACGACGCTGCAGCACCTCCACGAGGAAAAGCAGCGTGTCATCGCGGAAGCTCGAATCGCGCAGAAAGACACCAATTACGCGCTCGACGAGCGCATGGAAGCGAACCTCAAGAAGCAAGGCTTCACATTCTTTCCCTTCCAGCGTGCGGCAGTGGCGTGGATGCACAAGATCAAGCGCGGGATCCTCGCCTACGACACTGGCATGGGGAAAAGTCCGATAGCCATTGCGCTGTTCTCCAAGCTGTTGGCAGAAAAGCGCCTCAAGCGCGCCGTGCTGTGTCTGCCCTCGAACCTGATGGGTCAGTGGCCAAAAGAGATCGAGAAGTTCCGTCCTGGCAGCAAGGTGCAGGTGATCTCCAAAGGCTTCAGCGCAGAGGACCGCGTGCTCAAGCTCAAGGCGATCAACGATGGTAAGCTCCCCTGCGAGTTTCTCGTAGCGTCGGCCAGCGTCATCGACTTGACGCAAGCGACGAAAGACAAGATCGACGCGGACATTGCCGCGTGGGAAGAGCGCGCTGCAGCGCGCATCGACCCTGTCGCGCGAGACCAGATCCTCACGGAGAACATCGAGAAGGATCCGCTCGTGCACGAGCTCAAGCGCCTAAAAGCCGGCTGGATGTTCGACGAGATCCATTCGGGGCAGCAGGGGTTGAAGGACCCCAACGATCTGCACCACGCGATCGCGAAGGTGTTGCTGCGTGACGCCACCTACGCCTACGGGATGTCGGCAACGCCGATGACGAAGGGACCAGCCGATCTGTACCACGAACTCAACGTGTTTCACCCCGGTGCAGCCGGCGAGAGCTTGAGCAAGTTCGAGAGCAAGATGATTCAGTGGGAGGATCGCCTGGACCCCGAGACGGGGCGCATGCAGGCGATTCCCGTGCAGCACTCATTCGACAAGCTGGCACAAATGAAGCACGAAATCGGGCCGTTCGTGTTCTGGCAGAAAAAGACACGCGACACGGTCGCAAAAGCGCTTGAGCAAGCCGGCAAGAAACTGCCTAAGCTGGTGCCTTGCTCGCATGCGATCTCACTCGAGGGCGAAGAACGCAAGCTGTACGAGTCCTGCTCGACGAAGGGCTTTGACGAAGAGCACGTGCCTTATGGGGGCTTCCCCACGGGCTACCGCACTGATCGTGAAATGGTAGAGGAGCTGACAGCGAGCCACGGGGTTGCCACCGCAGCCATGGCACTGAAGATGCGTGCTTTCGTTCGGCAGCAGCGCGCAGCTATCTCGCCGAGGCTCGTGGACAAGAACTACAAAGGCCGCGATCCAAAGATCGACGAGACGATCGAGCTTGTGCGGCGGCACTTCAACGACCCCTCGAACGCGAACCGCCCTGTGGTCATCTACACGTCTTGGCTGGACAGCATCGACTTGATGCGCGAGGCGCTGACGGACTCGAAACGCGGCAACGTTGCGGGGCACCTGATTGGCGAGATCAGCGGGCGCGTCAAGCAGGAAGACCGAGACGTGACGCAGGAAGCGTTGAACGCGGGCAAGCTGAAAGTCGCCATCGTAGGCTTGCGCGCGGGAGGGGCGGGTCTGAACCTGCAAGGTCAGAAAGACCCCGAGACGCAGCAGCCGACCGGCGCTTTCCGCGGGGTCTTCCTCGACAAGCCCTGGACACAAGCCGACATGGAGCAAGCGGTCGGTCGGTACTGGCGCACGGGGAACCCGGCGGATCAGGTCTACGTGCACCACTTCAAGATTGCCAACACGACGGACGCGCGGAAGTACAGCAAGATCGGCGAGCGCATCAAGATCAACGACGCTCTCTCGCTTGCGGACCTCGGCGAGGACTACGTCGCGCGTACCATCGACGAGAGCACCCAAAACCTGCTCGGCTCCTTCGACAAGGACGTCACGGATTGGACACCGGAACAACGTCGGGCTGCTCTCGACCTCGCAGGCCTGCGGTCAAAGGACGTTCCGCCGCTTGCGGAGATCCCAGCGCTACGCGAGCACTTCGAGCGCACGACGTTCGGAAAGACGGTGGCGGCAAAGCAATGGCGGGAGACGGGCGACCAGCGCATCGAAGAAATTGCAGTCATGAATGACCTCAAGCTCGCTGCGGGGCGCATCACGAAGGAGAAGCACGCGAAAGCGAAAAAAGCGCTTGCCAGAATGACGAAACGTTGGTTAGAGCTGACGCACAACACGATGGCGCACCCTGTTGCGCGGTACGTCGGTGAAGACTTCGCATGGAAACCGGAGTCAGAGGCTGCCGTAGGCGATACGACAGAGACGGTGCCTGGGAAGCAGCGCGTGTACCGCGGGATGCCCCCGGGACCAAGAGTACCGCCTTTGCCTTTGCCGCTGCCGTAGAGGGGTCATGGATGGAGCACGTCAAGCGCATACCTGCAGGTCAGTCTCGGCCCTACCCGAGAGTCAAGAGCCGTCCTAACGTGCTGACGGGACGAGACGCTATCGAGTTCGTGTATCCTCACGAGGTCGTGCACGTGCACTCGGTAAAGGCGCTCGAAAGAGCGCTAGAGCACTACGGACACGCACTGCCCATGATGGCGGGTTCAGGTCACCTCGCTTCTAAAACCGGGCTGCGCTACACAATCGAATGGGCCTTTCCTGCCCTCCGCTGGTTCTGCAAAGCCTACAGTGTGACAGCTCCTCCTTGGCTACAGGCCAACGGCTGGGCAGACGGGATGTCGCCAAAGGACTTCCGCCGGTTCTTTGGCGACGCTCCGCTGGAAGTGAAAGAGTGGGTTGAAGACCAGGCTGAAGCAGGACGGCAATGAGACACTTTCGGTTGCTGAGCAAGACGCAGAAGGCGCAGATTGCCGATCTCGTGCAGCTTCATCATTCGGCGCTGCTGGTGGAAATGCTCGGCGATCGCGCAGTCTCGAAGAGCACGCTCGAGAACATCAAACGTCGTGGTCTCTACCGCAAGCCTCGCTACCGCTCGGACGTGATCAAGGCGGTTTTTCAGCACGGCAAAGAAAGCATGATCTCGGACAAGGTGTTGGAGATGGACGCCCGCACCTTCGAGCGCTACCTGGATCGGCACGGCACGCACTTGATGGCAAGCGAGCGCAGAGCCATTGACCTGCTGCGCGAGAACTTCAGCGACTACACCAAGTCGTTGGCGGACACGCTGCTTGAGCGGATCTACCAAGTCATCAAATCGACAAACAGGGGCTTACAGCGGCGGCTCGCCCGCCGGCAGCGCGCGGAGCTGTTCCTCGAGTTGGAACGGCGAAAAGCCCTCGCGTCTATCGCAAAGAACCTCGGGCACGTCACGCGCATTCAGATCGGTGCAGCCCAACGTGTGATCTCGACGGAGACGAACAACGCCTTCGTGGACGGGCGCGCGCAAGAGATTCTGCGCAAGAGCGGTGAGAAGGATCCGGTTGTTTTCAAGCGGCCTTGGAGCGACGCCTGCGAAGACTGCAAGCTCGGCTACCTCGAAGCAGACGGGGTGACGCCGAAGCTGTTCCTCATGAGCGAGTTGCTGGCCAACGGCACGAACATCGGAAAGAGCCGTGCAGAGCGCTTGCCGGTGCTCGACTCATTCCATCCGCACTGCTTCCCCGCGGGGGTTCTTGTCCGCACAGAGCGCGGGGATGTTCCCATTGAGCACGTAGTTGTGGGCGACCTCGTGCTCACGCACAAGCAGCGCTACCAGCGCGTCGTGCAACTGCACTGCCGTAGCTGGTCAGGGAAGCTTGTGGACGTCAACGGAACGCTGGCGACGCCGACGCACCCGTTCTTCACGGCGAGGGGCTGGGTCCCAGCCGAGCAGCTTCGACCGGATGACAAGCTGATCTACATGCAACGCGACGCCGCGGGCCGGGAACCGCAGAAGTTCCCTACCGTGCACCACGGTTGCCACCTCGGCGAGCGTCAGGCCTTCGAGGGGCTTGTCTACAACCTGTCGGTGTGGGGTGACGAGAGCTTCGTAGTGAATGACGCTGTTGTCCACAATTGCGCTTGTGTCCTGCACTGGCTACCCCCAGGCTTCGGGTTCAATGAGCAGGGCGAAATGGTCGTAACCGGCGCGGTGAAGAAAGGGAGGGCGGCGGCATGAGGCTTGTGGTCAAAGCCGAGGGCGATCACCGCGCGTACACCCGCAAGAATCCGGTGACAGGCGAGACGGAGTTCGTGGAACAGCGTGGCTCGCCCGCACCGGAAGAGCCGAAGAAAGGGCGCAAGAAGAAAACACTGGCTGTCGAAGTCGGGGAGCACGTTACGGGGACCCGGTGGGAGAAAGCACAAGCCCAAGCTCTGACGTTGTCAGACCTGAACCTGCTGAGCCCAGAAGAGCAGGCGAAGCGCGTTACCAAGAAGCTGTTGCTGCCAACGTGGGATCCGAACGAGCTACTCGAGGCCGGTTGCACGCCCGAGGCGATCTTGCTGCGCTCGTGCCTGGAGAAGTGCATCCGCGAGAAGCCCGAGAACGAAGGCGACCTTCGACGCTTCTACCTTGAAGGCCTCGATTTCTTCGCGAAGTCGCTGGACAAGTGCAGGACACGCGAAGACGTCATGGCGTTTCTCGAGGATTGGCACCACTTGATGCACGGGCGTCGCCGGCTCAAGACGCTCTCGCCTGACGAGGTAGGCGAAGCTTACGACCACTACGCGCAGTCACACGGCAAAGAAGTGCGTATGCCGTGGGCTGAGCGCAAGAGCCGCGCGGAAGCGTTGAAGGCGCTGCGGGAGGAGCGCTTCAAGCACCCCAGGGGGTCAGCCGGCTACAGCGACGCAGTGGCCAAAGAGCAGCAAGCACGAGCCGACTTTGACAAAGACGGCGGCAACGAGTTTCGCTACATGCCGCTGAATCAAGTGCTCGCCGAGGCTCTGGCCACGTCGGCCTACGGCTTTGAGATGGCGCACGGTGACGACGGCACCGTGACAGTTTTTGTGTCGGATCCTGAGCTGCCCTCGAAAGTCAGCAAGGACAACAAGTACGCTCGCATGGCTGCCGCCATGTCTGCAGGCACGCATTTGCTAAAGGCTGTCGGCATGCCGCACCCGGACTACAACGGGCCCAAGGTGCTCAAAGAAGGCATCGCGACAGTCAAGACGTGGAAGAAAGAAGGCTTGGACGCGGACGCGAAGATCGCAGCCTTGATGGAAACGCTCGGTGCGAAGCGTACAACCACGAAGCCGCGGGAAGCTCCCTTCAAATGGGAGCGTGACGTCAAGGGCGAGGTCGATCGCAAAGGCGGGCAGCCTGTAGAGGATGTGACACCGCAAATGCTCGCTGAAGACTTCGGCTTCAAGAACGTGCAGTTTGGTAACTGGGTCACGGACTCGGATGCTAACTCGCACCTGAAGGGTGCATACGGGGCTTTTGCCGATCTGGCTGAAATCTTCGGAGTGAGCCCCAAGCAACTGAGCCTAAATGGACGCCTCGCAATCGGGTTCGGTGCTCGGGGTTCGGGAAAGTTTGCCGCGCACTACGAGCCGGACAAGCGGATCATCAACATCACGAAGATTGCGGGCGGCGGGTCGCTGGCTCACGAATGGGCCCACGCCCTGGACAACCTCTTGACGGCTGCGTTCGATCCGACGAACACAAAAGCGTCACGCATGGTGTCTAACGGTGATAGCGCGGGCGTTCCACCGCGTATCAAAGAGGCTTTCGACGAGGCCATGGGCGCTATCCGCTGGGCGGATCCAGAGCTCGGCAAGCGCGTGGAGGAAGTGAACACGCTGACCCGGCGGCTCTACGCAGAGCGTCGGCGTGCCACGCCCGAAGAGAACAAGCTGATCACACAGACCCAGCGAGAAGCGCGGAGCAATCGGCCTTCCGACTTTATGCAGGACGCCTCGACGTTTAGCAAGGGGGCTGACAGCTACTGGACTCGCCCGCATGAGTTGTTCGCACGTGCCTTCGAGGCTTACGTCGAAGACTACCTCGAGGACGGGAGCCGACGCTCGAGCTACCTTGTGTCTGGCACACGCAAGACCTATCACACAGGCCGAACGTGGCGCTCGAAAGACGGAACCGAGCGCGAGGCGCAGATTTTCCCGCAAGGGGAGACCCGGCAGCGTATCAACAAGGCCGTGCGGAAGCTGGTAGACGTGCTGCGTGAAGAAAAGGCTCTCGAGAAGGCTTTGCGGGCGCTTGGCAAGCATTCGTTGAAGAAGGCGTTGACGCACGAGCGCTTCATGGTCACGGCCATGTTGGAGCCGGGGAAGGTGAAGAAGCTTGGCGTAGGGCGCTTCGGGGCGCGCAAAGTGACCTTCACGAACGGCGTGCAGGCTACGCTCAAGCCTCGGCTCTACAGCAACGAACTGTTTCGCAGGATCCGGCGTGACACGCAGTATCTTCGCGAAGCTGCTGTGTACCAGCTAGACCGGCAGATCCTTCGCTTCGGTGTCGTGCCGCCGACCACGCTGACGCAGTACAAAGGCGAGCCGGCGAGCATCCAAGCGTGGGTGACGGGCATCTACGCAAAGCAGATCGTGCGCAGCCCCTTCAACCACGCAGAGGAAGGCTGGCGCACGCGCCTGGCGTTGCTCTGCTCCAAGATCAACGTTGACGACCTGCGCAAGATCGTGATCATGGATCTTGTCGTGAACAACACGGACAGGCATGGACGCAACTGCCTGTTCGACACGTTCACAGATCGCACTTGGGCAATCGACAATGGGCTCGCCTTCGGGCACTACTACAAAAAGTATTTCAACGTGTTCCACCGCGAGATCTTCCGGCGCACACTGATCTTGACAGCGAAGGAGCGGGAGCTTCTGCGCAGTATTACGCGAGGACAACTGAGTCATGTTCTTTCACGCTTCCTGACAGCGCGAGAGATCGAAGAAACCTACTTGCGGATCCAATGGATGCTCGAGCAACCGAACCTGGGCTTTGTGCATATTTCGCAGGGCATTGACGACAAAAACACGTTCCCGTCCTACAAAGAATGGTTCCGCCGCAAACTGCGGGGCGGTAACAAGGTCTTGGCACTTGTCGGGTCCATGGGAGAGCTGGCCGTAGCCAGCGCTTGACGTGCTTACACGAAAGGCAGTAACGTCAATGGCGATGAACTTGGACAGTTTGAAAGACGGCGTTTTTCACGTGTGGCAAGAGAACGCAGTCAACCTCCTCAAAAGCGACGACAAACAGCAGTGGCGGATCGGTGGCTACGCGAGCACCGAAGAACGTGACCGACAGAATGAAGTCGTGCTGGGCAAAGGTTTAGACTGGAGCGAGTTTGTCAACTTCGGCTACTTCAACGACAATCACGACCAGCACACGGGCGCGGTAGTGGGCGTGCCGGAAAACGTGGCTTATCAAAAGGGTCACGGCTGGTACACCGAAGGGTACTTGCTGCAGGGCGTGGAGCGAGCACGTCAGATCTACGAGCTCGCCAAGTCGTTAGAAGACACGCCTCGCCGACTTGGCTTCTCCATCGAAGGCAAGATCCTCGAGCGCCTCGGTGACAAGATTGTGCGCGCCCTGATCCGCAACGTCGCGGTGACTGCAAGTCCCGTGAACACGTCCTGCGTGTGGAGCGTGCTCGCAAAGTCGTGGGCGACTGATCTCGAGGTGAAGGCGCTCAGCGCCGGCCACGCGCGGTCGCCCGAAGGGGGCGGGCGCGTGCTGGTGCCCGAGGACCTCGAGAAGGACGAAGTGCGCTACATCTACAGGTGCGCGCGTTGCCAAAAGGCCTTTGGCAGCACGCTGGGCCTGGAAGAGCACATGGAAAAGGCTCACCAGTCGGCGCCCGTTCGCGCGAGCGATTTCCCCGCGGTGTTCAAACGACCTGCTAGAAGTCTCACGAAAAGCGACGCGCAGGAGTTTCTGAAGAAGATCCGTCCTGACTACAGTGAAGCGGTTTGTGCCCAATTGATTGATTTCGTTTTGACCCAAGACTGACAAGGAGACTGCAATGACTCTGCCTCTGAGCCCTCATACCCCGCTATTTGCGGCTAGCGTTGTGAGATTCACGGGCGCAACCGTGATCAAGACGGGCTTACGCGCGATCCAGGCTGTGCAAGCCAACATCGCGACGCCGAGCGCCAACACGACTTTCGTCAAGTGGGAACTCACGGACGACGGCGCGCAAGTGAGCGTGACTTTGACGGTGCTCGACAGCACCTACACCAAGGCAGTGAACGCAGCGACAGTGAGCTGGCTCGCCCTCGGCGCGTAGCTCCAGGGCGCACAGTAGACAAGCTTGCCCTCGGGCAGTAGCTCCGGGGCGCACAGGAGACCAACCATGAAGCATGTGACGGAAGAGAAGCTGGTGAAGGCGCTCTCGGAGATGGAATCCATTGCCAAGGGCGCAGAGTCAGAGTCAGAGGACGCGGAAGAGCAAGACGAAGTCTCTGCGTCGGAAAGCGAGGCGGACGTGGGCAAGAGCGCGAAGCCGGACAACAGCTCGACAAGCAAGGCCTTCAAGAAGAAAAAGAAGGACGCCGACAAATCGTCGGACAGCGACTCCTGCAGCAAAGCATCCAAGGCCTTCAAGAAGAAGGGTGCTGCCGCCGACGAGAGCTCGGATGATTCCGACGACAGCGAAGACGAATCCTCGGAGAGCAGCGACGATACCGCCGCCAAGTCGCTGGCCAACAAGAGCTCGCTCGCTGACATCATCAAGAGCGACAGCGTCGCGGGCTCCGTGGTGGACGCGAGCGGTTTCGTCGAGAAGCTCGTGGACGAGGTGTCCGAGGCCGAGGCAGATCTGCGCAAATCGATCCTGGGGTTCCAGGAGGAGCAGCACTTCCAGAACAAGGCAGTGCGCAAGTCTCTCACGGCGCTGGGCAACCTCGTGCTCGAGATCAGCGAGCGGCTCAAGACCGTCGAGGACTCGCCTGTCGGCGTGCGCAAGAGCGTGCTGTCGAAGTCGGAAATCAGCGAGCGCTTCGAGCCGGAATTCGACTTCAACAAGTCGCAGGTGCTCGACGCGCTGGTGGAGCTCGCGCAGCGCGGTGTCGTGCAGCCCGTGGACGTCTCGCGCTACGAGGGCACGAACAGCATGGACCCGCCCGTGCTAAAGGCGGTGCAGGATCATTTGAGGAAGAGCGTCAACGCCTAAGTGGGCACCGGCGCCTGTACGTGTGAGCCCGGCGTTGCCGGACAAGGAGTGTGTGATGTTTGGAAACTCGGTGTCCTTCAAGGACTACGAGGGCATCCAAGGTTTTGGGTTATCCACCCAAAGCGACGTGGATTCCCTCACCAAAGCCCTGGCGGCCGGAAGTCAGCGCCCGCCTGCGAGCGGCGGTTCGGCGCTGCGCGTAGAGTCGCTTGAGGCGACGCTGCGCGTGGTGACCTTCACTCTCCAGAACATCAAGTTCTGGCCGAAGATCCCGAAGCTCCCGGCGTCAATTTTCGGGTTGGGCGCCTGTCCCGCGTAAGCGGTGGCAAAGAACTGGGTGAATTGCTGGAAGCCTAAAGTCATGAAGACCAGGGTAATCAGCAGCCAAGCCTCGAACGTAACGATGAAAATCGCCAGGGTCGAGGACGGTTCAGAGACTAGCTCCCGAGCGAAAGCAGTAACGGAGCCACGAGCGCCCAGCCCCCGACAAGGGGTGAAGATATAGTCCGACACTCCGAGGAAACTCGGAGAGGTGGTCTAAACAGCCACCACAACGGGATGTCAGCACGGTAGAAGAGTACAACCGCATGACCGCCTACGGGGCGGACACGGGCGTATTCACGAACGAAGGAGATCTGCCAGAAACGCAGGACTCCTCCTACGAACGCCGGACGGTTTTGGTTAAATTTCTGGGTACGACCCGTGAAGTCACACATCCGATGACGCTGGTCCGTCAAATGCTCTGCGGAGCTTGGGCGGCTTGCCTCGCGTAAGCGGGCAATGACAACGGGGTGAATTGCTGGAAGCCTAAAGTCATGGAGACCACGGTAATCAGCAGCCAAGCCAACGAAGTAGCGCAGGCGAGAGCGTTGGAAGGTTCAGAGACTAGGGGAACGGCGAAAGCTATGATGCCCCCACGAGTGCCCCGCATCCCTAAGGGGATGGTGATATAGTCCGACACTCCGGGGAAACCCGGAGAGGTGGTCTAAACAGCCACCGGAACGGATGCCAGCACACGGGAACGTCATCGCGCTCGAGACGCAGAACGGCGCGATCTTCCTCGTGGAGAGGTTGGAGCGCGCCCTATTTGGCGCTCGCAGTGACGTCGTCAGCCAGGAATTCGACGGGCTGGAAAAGCAGGTCCTCGACACCTTCGGGATCACGAATCCCTGGGACGAGGATCCTGTGCTCGCGGCTGACTCGCCTTGCCTGGACATGCGCGGCGCGGCGCTGTCTGAGGACAAGCTCGAGGAAGCCGCGAACTTGGTCGTGGAGTCCTACGGCACGCCCACAGACGTGTTCTTGGCTCCCCGTGCCAACAGCGACCTCGCCAAGGCCTTCTACCCGCGTGAGCGGGTCAACCTCCCGTACCCGACCGAGGGCAAGGTCGGCGTTGCGATCAACAGCTTCGTCTCGAACGCGGGCTTGATCGCGCTCAACCCGGACGTGTTTCTCCGCTCGGGTCGCAACAACGGCGTGAAGACCGTGCCGGGATCGGCGACGTCTTCGCGCGCACCCGCAACCCCCTCGGCGTTGACGGCGAGTGCGGCCGGCAGCAGCAAGTCGAAGTTCATTGCTGCTGACGAGGGCGACTACCTCTACGCCGTGACCGCGATAAACCGCTTCGGCGAGTCGGCTCCCAAGAACTTGGCCGGCGCCGTGACTGTCGCGGCGGCCGACAAGGTGACGCTGACGATCACGGACGGCGGCGGCAGCGACGCGGCCTCGGCTTACAAGATCTACCGCTCGTCAAAGGGCGGCTTGATCACGACGGCCATCCTCATGGTGCCGGGCTATCCGCGCGACACCGTGACGCCGGCCGACACCGTGTTCGTGGACTACAACTTCTACTTGCCTGGGACGAGCAAGGCGTACATGGTGCAGAACAATCTGCAGTTCCACAGCTTCCGCCAACTCGCGCCCATGCTCAAGCTGCCGCTGGCCACGATCGCGGCGAGCATCCGCTGGATGCAGCTCCTTTACGGCGTGCCTATTGTGTATTCCGGAAAGAAATCCAGGATCTTCCTCAACGTGAAGGACGACTGAGCCTGACCTTTGGGCTAGAGCTTAGCCCAACTGACGCAAGGGAGGGGGGATAGCTCCCCTCCCTTTCCCGGTGTAAAAACACCACAGGAGAGAGCGAAATGGCGGAAAAGGTGAAAGTGGCGCACAGGCGGCTCAAGGCGACGAAAGTGACCACGCGGTTCGGCGAGTTCGAGCTCGACGCACAAGGCCAGTTCGAGGTCGATGCGGAGATCGCAAAACAGCTCTGCGCTGTCTACAACGTGACGTTCGACATGGTGGCCTCAGTGCCTGCACCCGCACCCGCAGCGAAAGTGCTTGCAGCGGTGTCAGAGGAAGCAGCGGACGAGCAGGGCAGCTTCAGCCTCGACGCAGAAGACGAGGACGAGTCCGCGAGTTCCGCAGACGAGGATGAGGACAAGGACGAAGACGAGCCTGTGAAGCTCGCGAGTCCGGCAGCAAAAACACAGCCTGCGCAGAAGAAGCCAGTGCGCGCAGGCGCAACAAAGAAGACTCGACGCCAGGCGTGGTGAGCAGACATCAAGCGCGAGTGAGGTCCGAAAATGACGTCTTCTTCTGATGTGCCTATCCCCCCGCCGGCTTTCACGCCTACGGGTGTCTATCAGAGGTTTGGCAGCATCGAGGACCTCACGCCCGCCTTTCTGCAACAGCACTACCTGCTAGGGCTCAAGTTCGTTGATGAAAAAGGCAAAGAGTACGATCCTAACTGGTATCAGCAGAAAGTCGCTGTCGCAATTTCGCATTTCGAGCACCACACACAGCTCACTCTCACGCCGCGCGCCGTTGTGGGAGAACTGCACGACTACTACATCCGCGACTACGAGCAGTATGCTTTTCTCCAGCTCTTCAACTACCCGGTGATCGTGCGGACGGACACGCCGGTAGTGAAGGCTGTGTACCCGACAGGCACGGTCATCACGACATTCCCACGCGAGTGGGTGCGTTGCGACAACGTGCACGGCCAGCTCCAGTTGATTCCAACGCAAGGTTCGCTCTCGAGCGTGATCCTTGGCCAGGGCGGGAGCTATCTCCCGATCATCTACCAAGGCCTCGGCTACCTACCGCAGCTCTTTCACGTGGACTACGAAGCGGGTTTCGAGTCGGGTAAAATTCCGCAGATCATGATCGACGCAATCGCGAAGCTGGCTGCGGTAGAGATCCTGTCGATCATGGGCCTGACCGCGCTTCCCACGGGCATTACCAGCCAGTCCTATTCGATCGACGGCATGTCGCAGTCACGCGGTTTTATGCAGTCGCCTGAATACGCGCCGATTTTCAGCGGCTTGATCGCGCAGTACAAAGCCGAGCTCTTTGGCAACCCCCGCTTCGGAACGGCGGGTCTGTTTGCCGACCTCAAGAGCTTTTACCGAGGCGTCAACCTCGTGGTGACTGGGTGAGCCCTCTTCAGCCACGTCGCGGTTCGCTCGGCATGGCTGGCGCCGGTACAGTTGAGTTCTCTCTTGACGAGTTCCGTCAGGGCCTGATCGACCACGGCTATGACGCGCGCTGGTCGCGTGCGTCGCTGTGCCCTAACCGAAGTCCCGCGCAGTCTGATCACCACAAGGTGGATTGTCAGCTTTGCGATCAACATGGCATGATCTACTTCGATCCGACCATGATCAAGGTTCACGTTACGTCGTTCGGCGAGAAGCAGCTTTTCATGCCCGAGAGCCGCTATGAGCCGGGAACGGCCTACTTCACAGCCGCACCCGAGCACCAGCTTTCATTCTGGGACAAAATAGAGCTGCTGTCCGCGCAAGCACGCTTCACGGAAGTAGTGCCGATCAGCGGTATCCGCTACACGCTCAAGTATCCTGTGATCTCGCTGGCTCATGCTGTAACAAGCCGAGGCGTTGTCGTGCCCTTGCGCGAAATCGCAGTCGAGTCGGGCGGCAGTCTCACGTTTGCATCGCAACCGCTGGGTGATTTTCTGGCCTTCAGCTACTTCTATCGCCCCACGTACATCATGCTTGACCTACTCCATCAAATCCGCGACTCCCGAAACACCGAAGCGGGTGCGAGTCGCGAGTTTGCCTACCCCTCGCAGGCGGTAGGCAAACTCGATTTTCTCGTGAAGGATGAGGGTTACGTGGGATGATCACGGTTCGAATCGACACGCCCGAGATCGTGGAGCAGCTACGCGATAGAGCTCGTGTGGTGCTTGATCGCGCTGTCGATACCCTCGGCGAGCTGGCTATGGATCAGATCCAGGTGCTGCTCGAGGACAAGCTGTCGAACTACGACACTCGCGCGGCCTTCTTGAAAGCCTGCGAGTCCCGGCGCGAAGGATCCTACGTCATTATTCAGCTCTCGGATCCTCGCATGTTAGGCCTAGACGACGGCTTCCCGGGTTTCGACATCAAGGCTGGCCTGCTCTCGGGTCCGAAAGTCAAGCAGGGCGAGTCGGGGCCTTACCAGGATGTGCCCTTTGAGCACAAGGTGACCAAGCGCGGTTCGGGCACCTTCATCGAAGCTAAGAGCATGCGCACGCTCGTCAGCAAGGCCATGCAAGAAGTGAAGACCGGAGGAGCAACGAAGCGTTTGTTCAAGGGGAGCCCGCAGCGCGCTCGCACACGCTTGACCGACATGAAGGTTTCGGCTGCAGCGACACCGCAAGGTGTGAGAGCACAGACTTTTCGGCGCGTGAGCGTTAATTCGGAAGAGAGCTCGTGGCAGCATCCCGGCTACGGCGGGCTGCACGTTTTTCGTGACGTGGCTGAGTACATTGAAAAGAAAGCGCCCGAGGTCATCATGGGCATTGCGGAAGGGCTGAAGCGACGGCGATGATTGGCTACAACGATCAAGAAGTCCTGTCCATTGGCGATGCTCTCAACAGCCTGTCGGGTGCAATGCTGCCGGAGCGCGTACTGCAGGATCTGCTAGCTGTGGGCTTTGCGCGTGTCAAAAAAACGCCCGAGATTCTCACGGACCTCTTCTTCAAGCTGCCGTCAGACGAACTGTCGTCGCTACAGAGCTACTTTGCCGACCATGAGTTTCCCGTGCGCCTCAACTTTCCGCAGGACGCGATCACGTTTCCGCTGGTTACGGTCGTGTCGAACGCGGATAGCGAAAACGTGCAAGCGGATCTTCTCGGCGACTATTTGACCTCTGGCTATGACGCTGCCGCCGTCGAGGTACAGCAGGTCATCGGCCACGCGGTGCACAGCGACTTTCAAATCCTGTGCTTGACCGGGAAAGACTCCAACGCAGCCCTCTGGCTGTACTACGTTGTGAAAGCAATCCTCACGCTGAACATCCAAACGCTCAACGCGCAAGGCCTGCACAATATCGTCATGCAAGGCCGGGACGTCAGCCTTCGTCAGGATTTGCTGCCCGCGATGACGTTCGCACGCATGCTGACCGTGACCTGCGATACCTACTTCTCGGTGCGCTTGACTGAACGGGTAGCTTCGAGTCTGGTGTTGTCGTTGTTCACAGAGGGCCCGGGATCTGTTACGAATAAGGTCTCAGGCGAGGAGCCTACATTGCCATGAAGCCAAACAAGTACAAGCACGAACCAGAAACGCCTTTCGCTACGACTACCACAGAGGTTGTGCCGGATGTGTCTCTCGCGCCCTCCGTGGCAGACGCCTCGGGCGCTTTCGCTGTGCCTGCGGTAGCGGAAGCGACCTTGCCTACGCCTACGGTGAAAGCGCCCGAAGCAGCCAAGCCGCAGGCAACAGTGAGTCTGGAAGCCTACTGCCGTCACAAGGGCGTTCCACAGCGCCACTGGGCAGGCATGAAGGCTTTTACACGTGTTGCGCGAGCAACATATGCAGAGTGGGATCAACTTTTCGCCAGCTACTAGGAGGTGTTCCTTGAGTCGCATGATTTTGTTCAACGGTGCAGTTCTGGTACGTGCTGGCGGCGCCACCAAGGTAGACGCCTCGGCATTCGAGAGCGTGGGCGCAACTGGCGTGGGCGTTGTCGGCTTGATCGGCGAGGCAGACGGCGGGGAGCCAAACGCTGTCCTGTCTTTCCGTGACCCTGACGCCATGGTGAAGGCCTTTCGGTCGGGGCCTCTCGCCGATGCTGCCGACCTGGCATTTCGGCCCATGAATGACACGCGCGTGCCTGGTGGTGCTGTCCAGGTGCTAGCAGTCAAGGTGAATCAGTCTCTGCAGTCGGCGAAAACGCTGCTCAAGGGCACCAGCAGCGTGATGACCCTCAAAAGCATTGACTACGGTGCGCACACGCTGAAGATCAGCGCGGAAGTCGCAACCAGCGGCGGCGGGAAGACGATCGAAATCGTGTACGAGGACGGGATCACGCGCCTGAGCGAGGTGTCACCAGTGCTCGGCGCGACCGCCGAGTTCACGGTGCACTACACGGGCGCGGGATCCGCAGCCACGCTGACCGTCTCGGACACGCAAATCACCACGAGCGTGGTGGGCGGTCCTGGCGGTGAAAACCTCACGATCCCGTTCACGACCTACCGGACGCTGCAGGAGATCCTCAACCACATCAACGGCGCTGCGGGCGGTGTCTACACGGCGGTTGCCGTGACGCGCAACCCGTACACGCTGCTGGGCAGCCAGCTCGACCGCGTGTCAGCCACAGACGTCAAGAGCAGCACGGCCAGCTTCTACGCGCAGCTCTACCGGATCATCGAGTGGGTGAATGCAAATTCGGCGCTAATCACCGCCGAGCGTTCGCCCGCCACCGCGGGCGGGGCGACCTCCGGGTCCGTGACGGGAACAGGGGTTGCGACGTTCAACCTTGAGCCAAGCGCCACGCTGCTGATCAAGGTGAACGGCGCCGGACCTACCACGGCGACGTTCACGGCGACCGCCGCGACACGCGCGGGCTCGGGTGGCACCTTTGCCACCATGGCCAGCGAAACCTTCAAGGTGCAGTTCGAGAGTGGCGACGTACAGACTGTCACCTTCGGCACAGAAGACTCGCTGGCGGCAGCCGTGAACCTGATCAACAGCCAGATCCGCGGCGGCCGTGCCGTGATCAACGCCACGCAGGTGGACATCGTGTCCGACGTGCGTGGTACGAGCTCGCGTGCTCGGACGTCGGATGTGGCTGCCGGCGTTTCCTCCAAGCTCGGCATCCTGAACAGCGGTGACAGCTCCGGTACGGGCAACGTCGCCAACATCGAGGCGGTGACGAGCGCAGAGGCAAAGACCGTCATCGAGGCGGCCGTGACGGGCTTGACCTACAGCACCGTGGGTGGCTACCCCGTGCTGACCTCGAACACCACCGGCACCGGCTCCACCGTGCAGGTGACCAGCGGGACTGCGCAAGCGGTGTTTGGCTTTGACGCGCTCGAGCACGCCGGCACCAACGCAGGTGCCCCGAACGGCGCGGGTGCTCCTGACGACGTCGGCCCAGTGTTCTTGACGGGTGGCGTGCGCGGGGTTTCGTCCAACACCAACTGGCAAGACGCTTTCGACTTGCTGGCGAAGGTGCGCGTGAACCAGGCTGTGCCGCTGATCTCAGAGGACCTCGTCAATGAGGGCTACGGCTCCACGGCGACCTGGGCTTCGGTGGCAGCGGCGGCTGACTCCTTCGCGGCTTGGTGCTCAAGCACGAAGGGCAAGAACGAGTGCGAGGTCTTCCTCGGCATGAAGGCCACGAAGACGCAGCTCCTCGCGCAGGCGGGTACACTGCAGAGTCCACACAGCGTGCTGACGGGCCAGTACGTCACACGAGCGAATTACGCGGGCGACTTGACGCAGTTTCCCGCGTGGGGTGTGGCTGTCATTGCCGCGGGTGGCCGGGCCGGGTCGTCGCTTGGCGAGCCTCTCACCTGGAAAAACATGCGCTGCTCCGGGCTCACGCAAGACAGCTCTTGGAACCCAGAAGACGACGGCGACGACATAATCCTTGGCGGGGTCACGTTTGCCTTTTCGCAAGCGAACCTGGGCTACAAGTTCGACCGCGTGATCACGACCTACTCGAAGTCGGACAATGATGCTTTCGTCGAGGAGAGCATCGTGCAGGGGTGGAAGAACGTGGCCTACGGCCTACGCTACGACCTCGAAACGGCTTTCACGGGTGTGCGCGGTCTCCCGGCAACGGTGCAAACGATCAAAGACCGGGCAAAGCGCAAGCTGGAAGCTTACCGCGACGAAGGTCAGATCGTGGACTCGCAGGACGCGGATGGCCAGGCGCAGCACGCTTGGCGAAACCTGACTGTGACGCTCGACGGGGATGTCAACCGGCTCAGTGTCACAATCTCACCTGTGGCCGGGATCAACTTCGAGCTGCAAACGCTGTTCCTGGCACCAGCGTCACTCTCAGCGTAACCTGAAAAGAGCCGAGGAGACACGAAATGGCAACAAATGTTTTCACAGGGGCTCGAGCGATCTTCAAGGTCAACGACGCGCAAGTCGCTTACGCCTCGGGTGTAGACGGTAGTGAAGAGATCCTCTACGAGCCGGCAGACTGCCTCGATCAGCTCGAAACAGCGGAATTTGCCCCCGTGGGCTATCGCTGCATGCTGCGTTGCGAGGTGTTCCGTACGGTGTCGGGCACGGTAGCGAAAAAGGGTCGAGGTCCGACCCCGCCAGTAGAGGGTAAACTGGGCTCCCTCAAGGGAGTCGGCATCTTCCCGCGCAACACGGGGTCGCCAAACGAGATCCTGACGAGCGGTTCTATGAGCGCTGCGATCACGGATCGCCTGACGCAGACCACGCTTTACCGCTACGAGCAGGTGAAGGCGGCAAGCATGAACTTCCGTGTCACAGCGCGTGGTATTGTCGGGCAAGACGTGACATTCAATGCGATCCGCGTGTCCGACGAAGCGGGAACCGCCTAGCGTGGCTGCTTTTGTCTCGTTGCTCGTTGTCGTCGCTAGGCGGGCAGGGTGCGGATAGGCTGCACCCTGCGCTGATCTTGACGGCTTACACGACAGAGGCTACAAGCTCACGCATCACTTGGCGTGCTGCCCGCTGGAAGTTTTCAACCTTTGCCTTTCAGCGGGCAGCAATCACGTATTGACTTTCTCCCTCGTTTGCGTAACGTGAAGTCACCGGCAATCGGTCGGTGGCAACACCGTTCTCTTTTGTTCAACAAACAGCGGAGTGATTATGGCGACGAAGATTGTGGACGTGCGCAAAGACCGTGATGAAGCTTCAGCTCTACCAGCAACCTCGAAGGTGTTTCACGTCACGTGGGAGGATCCTGAGACTCGTCAAACCTACGGTGGCGACTTCACTGTGCGACGCATGACGATCGGCGACATGCGTCGTATCGGCATACGCAAAGCCGAAATGAACGGTGGCCAGTCCACCGAGGCTCTCGACAAGTCGATCGGCTACGTCAACGCGATGCTGGCGCACCTCGAGGTCGCGCTGGTGAAGCGGCCCGAGTGGTGGAAGCCCGACAACTTCTACTCGGCTGATCTGATCGCACAGGTCTACGAGGAGGTGATGAAGTTCGAGGACAGCTTTCGTGTCCTTGTACCAGAAAAAGGGACTAGCGCTGCGGAAGCTAGCGCGCCAGTCGCTGAAGCGTGAAGACACAGTGTTGCGGCGGTGGTGGTGCAAGAAGTACCACTTGCCGCCCACCAGTGACTCTTTTCTGCGCTACACGCAAGAGGAGATGCTGCTGGAGTTTTTTGAAGACCTGTACGAGACGCAAGGCGACTCAGCGCTTGACGACCTCTGGGAAGACGGCGAGACTGACCCCGACGTGTGTTTTGAAACAGGAGATCCTGAGTTCGACGCTTTGGAAAAACGCATCACGGACGGGACCATTTCGGATGAGGAAATCTCGCGTGTGCTCGACTCGTGGCAAGGCAAGAAGCCCGCAGCAAAGCTCGATGAACCTCCCGCAGCACCTCTTGAGGACCTCGGCGACGGCTTTGCAGATGCCTACGGAGCAAGCTGATGGCTGATGTTGGCGGGCTTAAAGTCGGCTACGATGAGAACAAGCTCAAGGACACGTCTGAGCGCGGCGGTAAGACCCTCGCTGACGGGCTGATCAAGCACATACAGCGAGGCGCAGACAAAGCCTCTAAAATCTACCAGGACAGCCTCGGCAAAGACGCGCTCGGCGCTTTCAAGCCGCAGGTGCTGGAACGCACAGTTGCGACAGGTTTGCGCGAGGTCATCAAGACCGCCAAGTACAAAGACGCCGCGGCGCTTATGTCCAAGAATCTCGCGGGCACCATGTCGAAGACGCTGGGCACAGATCTCGATCCCAAAGCGATCGAGCGCGTGCTCACGCGCGGCCTTCAAGCGGCCGACACCGAGGTGCAGCGCAAGGTAGGCAAGCAAGGGCTGGTCACCACGATGCTGTTCGGCAAGCGTGGCGAGCAAGGTGCCCTCGAAGCCACCAAGCAGACGGCGGCGAACGCGGGGGGCATCCTGGCGCACGGGGTCGCGGCGCAATTCGGCCGACCTGGGCAGATCGTGGGCAGTGCGATCAGCGCCATACCCGAGGTGGGGCTGCTCGGCAGCGCCGCGCTCGGGGGCGCTGCACTAGCGGCTTACGGGCTTTCCTCGACTGTGAGCTACGGCAAGGAACTCGAAGAGCACAACTTGCGGCTGTCGTCGCGTTTCGGCACGGCGGGCGGGGTGCGCCGGCAAGGTATGGGGGACGTGTTTGCCGCGGGGCGGGGTGCGCGCTTTAGCATGGACGAAACTGCCGGCATGGCGGCGGGTGCCGGGCAAGCAGGCCTCGGCGCGGGCGCAATGCGGCCTGTCATGCGCGCAGAACGTGCCTACGGGGTTGGCGGGGACCTGACCGCCTTCTTAGGAGCCCAAGTCCAGCGGGGAGCCCGCTACGGGGGCGAGGGCGGCAACAGGCAAGCGATGCGCGAGTACGGAACGATCGTGGGTGTCGCGGTCGCCACGAAGCTCGAGACGGGGCGTATGGGCGAGGTGTTTCGAGGCCTCGCGCAAATGACGCGGGAGCGCGGCATCGGCATGCGCGTTGACGCAGACGCGGCAGCCGCCGGGCTCATAGCCGTAGGAGGTGCCTTCCGGGGCGAGGAGGGTATTACAGCTCTACGGGGTTTGGAGACGGCGGGCACCGGCGGTAAGACGCCACTTGGCCGCACCGTCGCTTTGCAGGTGGCCGGTCTGGGACGTGACCAGTACGATTTTGGCGGCTACCAAGGCGCAGCCGCGGGTGCTGGTGGCGACATCTTCAAGGCCGAGCGTCAAATGGAGCTCGGCTTCTTCGGCGAGGCCTTCGGCCAGAAGGGGACAGGCATTGCCGGCGCGAAGGAGTACGCGGGACGCTTCAAAGAGTTGCAGGGCTACAAGGG